CGATGGACCTGATAACCCTGATCCTGAAACTGCTACAGATTCTGTAGCGACTGGCATGCCGGAGTCGTCGAGCGGCTCCAAACCGTCATAGTCGCCGATGCCAAGCTTGGTAACGGGCTGTAGGACGGACGTGGTACAGAAAACGGGCCCGCATGACACCTGACGAACTGCTGGACCGGCTGGAAGAGGCCGGGCGCACGTTGAAGCGGACGCCTATTCCGCGCGGCGAGCTGCCGCCGAAGGTCAAGGCGCTGTGGCCTGACGCGCCGGACGAGTGGACGGCATACGGGTATACCCCGGTCAAGGTCGTGCGGACCCTGCCGACGCCGGAGGAGATCAGCCGGCTCGACGAGGTGTTGGGCTGGCTGCTGCCGCTCGATGCGGACGTGCGCGCGGTGGTCCTCGCCAGGGCCTGCGGGGCGAGCTGGCGGGCGATCATGCGGGCGCGGCAGAGGCTGGGATATCGCGGGTCTCACGAGCATTGCCGGGCGATCTTCCGGCGCGGGGTGAGCGAGATCGGTACGCAGCTCGAGGTCGGGCTGGTGGTCCTGAGCACGGGACATGACTGAGCGGACGGTGGCCGAGACATTCCCCCCCGGAGAGTTCATCGCGGATGAACTAACCGAGCGTGGCTGGACGACCGCCGATCTTGCGGCGCGGATGGGCGGCGATCCGGCCGTCAACCAACTCGATATCGACCTTCTTATTCACGCGCCGTCGCGCGACATGATCCTTGCCGAGGAAACGGCACAGGGTCTCGCGCGAGCGTTCGGGGTCTCCGCGAGCTTTTTTCTCAGTCTCGACAGGGCATGGCGAGACCACGAGCCACCACTAGAGCTGGAGAGAGGATAGCACAATGAAGAGCCACTTGATATTTGCCGCCGGCTTTTTCATCGGCAGCCTTGTTGGGTATGCGGCGGCGGCGCTAACCCTATGACCACCCTCGCCCGCGCTGAATTTTTCTCTTGACACCCTAGGACTGGTCGTCCTATTTTATTGTCATCGCAACAGGGCCTGTGGCCCGCCCATGAAGGGAGAGAGAAATAATGACCGTTGATAGCCTTTCGCTGACCGAGCTGCAGCTGCAGTACGATAGCAACCAGACCGACCCCGTTGAGACTTTCAAGGGCTTTGTTTGCCGTCAAGTCAACGCCATGCACGCCGATGTCGGCGACGATGCCGTCTGGGTCTACGATGACGACGATGGCCCCATGCGCAAGCTGACCGATGACGAGCTGCGCGCTGTCATTGACGCACTCAATGCTGACGAGCTGCGCATCAACCACCCGGCCTTCGCCCATGACCCCCGCCGATGCGAACACTCACTCGACACTTTGGTCCGCTCCGATCTTGACGCCGGCCTGCGTGAGCGTGCCGCCATGCGCCTCATCCAGTGGGTCGCGCACCAGTGGTGCAGCCCGCGCGTGGCGTTCGCTGCCGTGCCCGACCTCACAATCGCCGAGATCGAGGCCGGCGAGCGTGAAATCACCACACTGCCGGCGCGGCTGGTCAACATGATGGACGGCCAGCCGGGTGTGGTCACCGAGCGCCAAAAGCTGGCCAAGCTGCGCCACGGTGCCGACAAGTTGAAATTGCACCTCGAGAACAGTGTGCCAGGGTCGGTCACGCCAACGGCGTTCCGCGACATCCGCAAGCGCCTCGGCCTCTCGGCCAACGTCATGGCGCCCCTGTTCTTCGACGGCGACCGGCTTGTTACCGAGTTCAGCATGTTCTGGATCGCAAGCACCGATGCCCCCACGCATTGGGCAATATACGATACCGAAGGCAACTCTGAAATCTTTGCCACCAAGGCAGAGGCGCGTGCCCGGCTGGCTCGTTACGCTGCCGAAGAAACCGCCCATGACCCCCGCTGAGTTCCGCACCATCCGCGCAACCCTCGGCCTCTCCGCCAATGCAATGGCGCGCCTGCTCGGCCTCTCCGACGGGCGCTCCGTGCGTCGGTACGAGGCGGGCGAGAATGAGGTCAGCGAGCCACTGTCGCGCCTCACGCGCCTTGCCGAGACCGTGCCCGCAGCGCGCAAGGCACTTGAGAAAATGGCTGCCGAATAGCTCACGCCGCCACCCCCCCTGGGTATGGTCCGGAGAGTGCGATGATAACGACCGAGACCATCGAGCAGGCGGCGGACCTGGCGCGGGAGCGTGCGTACCTGATCGCCCTGCGGCGTGAGGTATTGGCGGGCCGGGGGGTGGGCGCGATGGTGCATAAGGTGAATGCCGCGCCGCACCAGTACGACATCGCGAAGGAATGGCCCGATCTCATGCCGCCGCTTATCGAGGGGGTGAGCGCGGGGCTCTCCGAGAAGATCGAAGCGATCGAGGTTGAACTGCGGGGCCTGGGCGTGAGCGTGGAAGCAGTGGCGGGCGATGATCCCCCAAAAATAGGTTTTGACATTCTTGACAATTTTCGCCACGATTCGATCTAACCTCGCGGGCACCATCGCCCGGCGGGGTATTTTTGTGCCCGATCGCAGGCCATGATGACCACAGCAGTGAAGATCGACCATCACGAGGCGTTCCGGCGCTATTGCGCGATGGGCCACGAGCGCGGCTTGCGCGCCCTGGCCGAGCAGAGCGGCGTCAGCTTCCGGGCAGTGGCGGAGTGGTCGAAGAAGCACGACTGGAAGGCGCGCTCGGTGGAGTTCGACGCCCAGGTGGCAGCCGAGGCGCTGGCCGAGACCAAGGACAGCGCGGTCTCGGAGCGCGCCACCTACGCCAAGAAGCTGTTCGCGGTCTCGGACGAGACGCTGGATAAGGTGCGCGAGATGCTGGCGGCCGTCGATCTGACCAAGGTTACGGGCGCGGACCTCAAGGCGGTGGTGAGTGCCGCTGTCGAGCTCGTCAAGCAGTCCGAGATGATGAGCGGCGTGGTGCCTGACCCTGGCGATGCCCCAAGCGCGGCGCCGGGTGTGCCGAGCGAAGCCTGGAGCCAGTTGACCAAGACCATCGAGGGCATAGCGGGCCGGGTCGAGCAGGCCGCGGCCACGGGCGCGGCGCAGGGCATGACGGAGCATTGATGGGAGCAGACATTAAGGCGTTGCCGACGCCGAGCCAGAAGGCCAGCGAGGAATGCTTGGCCATGATTTCATCGTTGCATCTCGCGGCGATGGACGGCGAACTAACCGAGATCGTGTGGGCCGCAAAGCGCAATGATGGGTGGTCGATCGGGGCGTCTCGGCTTGACAACGCCTTCGAAACTGTCGGCGCGGTGCAGCGGCTGGCCTATGCCGTGCAGCACATCATGGATTTAGAGAGCGGCGGCCCGATCAGCAGTCTTGCTGACGTGAACAAGATGTTCGAGGGCGCAGACGATTGGAGTTCTGGCGACATCGAGCCGTGGGGCTGGCCCGGAGACGACGACGAACCCCACGACTAGCCCGCATCTCGCGCTGCTACCGCCGGGCTGCCAGCGCTACCTGACACCACAGAACAAGGGCTTCATCACCGCGCTCGCGCGCATCCTGCCCCACGCCACGATGGACGAGGCCAGGGACATCTACGTCTCGGTCGAGGCCATGGGCGATACCGCGGTCAAGGCGGCGCTGGGGCTGATCGATCGGTTCTATCTGCTGGCCGAGCTGTTGCATCGCCCGGACATCTACGACCCCTGGCTCTACGCGAGGTGCCGGGAAGTCGAGGCGGAGCCGGACGGCTGCTTGGATCTGTGGGCACGCGAGCATTACAAGAGCACCATCATCACCTTTGCCGGCGCCATCCAGGAGGTGCTGAGAGACCCGAACGTCACGATCGGCATCTTCAGCCATGTGGGACCACTCGCGAAGAAGTTCCTGGCCCAGATCCGAAACGAGTTCGAGACCAACGAGGATTTGAAGCGCACCTACCCGGACGTGCTGTGGGCTGAGCCCAAGCGCCAGGCGCCGCGCTGGTCGCTTGACGCCGGCCTGGTGGTGCGGCGCCAGACCAACCCGAAGGAAGCGACACTCTACGCCTCCGGCCTAGTCGATGGCATGCCGACCGGCGCCCATTTTGTACTGCGCATCTACGATGACGTGGTGACGGACAAGTCGGTCACGACCGCGGAAATGGTCGAGAAGACCACGGACGCCTGGGAACTGTCCGACAATCTCGGCACGAGGGGCGGCAGCAGGGCGTGGCATATCGGCACGCGGTATTCGTTCGCCGATACCTACGGCACCATCCTCGACCGGGGGGTACTCAAGCCCAGGATATATCCGGCGACCCATAACGGCCTCAAGAACGGCAACCCGGTCTTTCTCTCCGAGGAGGAGTGGGAAGCCAAGAAGCTCAAGCAGCCCGGCGCACTCGCTGCCCAGCTCTTGCAGAACCCCGCAGCAGGCGAGGAATCGACCTTCACGCTGGAATGGCTCAAGCCTTGGGAAGTGCGGCCAAAGACGCTCAACGTCTACATCATGGGAGACCCATCAAAGGGGCGCACGTCTCGCTCAGATTACACCGCCATCGCCGTGGTGGGCATCGATGCGACGGGGAACAAATACCTGCTCGATGGCTTTCGCGAGCGCATGAAACTGTCGCGACGCTGGCAGACGCTCAAGCTCATGCAGAAGAAGTGGGCATTGGCGCCTGGCGTGCTCTCGGTCAAGGTGGGCTGGGAGGAATACGGCCTGCAGGCGGACCTGGAATACTTCGAGGAGCGCATGCGGGAGGAAAAGTACTCCTTCCCGATCGAGCCGCTGAACTGGCCGCGCGAAGGCCAGCACTCGAAAGAAGACCGGGTGCAGCGCTTGCAGCCCGACTTTGCCGCCGGCTCGTTCTTCCTGCCCGCGCGGGTCTGGCACGAGCCCCACGGCGAGGCGTCCTGGCGCATCGAAGAGTTCGATGGCGTGCACAAGCTGGTCTACGAGGCGGTCAACGGTCCCACACGGGCCATGCGCAGAGCCGAGAGCGAGGGGCGAGGGGCGCAGATCGTCAAGGCGCTGAAACGGAAGGACGACGAGGGCCGCATCACGGACCTGACCCGCGCCTTCATCGAGGAGTTCTCCTATTTCCCGTTCGGGTCGCACGACGACCTGATCGACGCGACAAGCCGTATCTACGACCTGGAGCCGGTGACACCGGTGATCATAGACCAAACCTTGCTGGAGCCCGAGGCGTTCGATGACTGAGACCATCGTCGCCTTCTGCCCGAGCTGCGGCAGATACGGCGAGCATGCGGTGGTCAACCACGACAAGCTGCTGTGCCGGCATTGTCGCGCCATCGCCGACATCCCGGACGAGGCCTGGGACGACCCCGAGGCGCTGGAGCCCGAGGCCTTTGACGACTGAGCTGGCCTGTTCCCAGTGCGGCGGCACGCTGACGACCTATTCCGGCGGCACCTTCGCGGCGGGCGACACGAAGGGCGGCTGGCTCTGCCTCAAGTGTACCGTCGCCCAACCCACCGACAAAGACGCGTGGCTGAAACGGCTCGCCGAGAAGGCGCAGCACGGAGGCTGACCCATGCCCATCCCCGACACGAACCCGCCCGGCACCACCCGCAGCTGGGAAGCGATGGTGCGCGAGGCGGACCCTGACTACCAGAAAGAGCGGTTGCACCCGATCGTCTATTTCTTCGGCGGCAACCGGACGTTCCGCGACAAGGGCGAAGACTCCGCGATCTATAGCGGCAGCTAAGGACACTCAGACATGGCGAGAGAGCTGGACATGGCCACCCTGGAAGGGGCGGAGAGTACTATGCTGGGCAATTCCTGCAGCCGGCCCGGCCAAGCGTGACCACGCCGGGCCGCTTCATCGGCGGGCGCGCGCTGGTGATGCAGGACTTCCATGCCTTCGACTTCAAGGACGAGTTCGAGTCAATCAGGCCGATCTTCATGGATTTCCTCGGCTCGCGTTCTCAAGGCGAGTTCGAGCGCCTGGCGGCGGAGACACTTCCCCCCGCGCGACGACGCGGAGCTCGAACGGCAAGTATCAGGCGACGCTGGCGGATGCGGTCGCCTTTGCCGTGGACACGAAATATGTGGCGGAGATCAGCGCTGACGCCGGAGCAGGGCTCCTGGCGGCCTGGACCTTCCGCTTCGAGGTAAGGGAGCGCACGGCATCATGACGCAGATCATCCAGACCGCGGCCAAGGCCCGGCCAACGATAGCCATCGACGCGCCGCAGCTCGAGCGCTCGCCGTCGCCGCTGGCCGACTATGCCCTGGCCAAGGACATCTGCGATCTGCTCATGGCGCACTATCCGGGCCATCCCTGGGCGGTCAACGCCGACCACGACCAGGGCGTCTCCGTCATCAAGAACACGGCACTCTCACGTAAGGGCGGCATGATCATGCACATCGGCAAGATCAACGGCCCGAGCGATCTCAGGGACAAGGTGGTGCGCTTCGGCGGCGAGTTCCTGGAGCGCTACGATATCCCGCGCGGCGAGGCCAGCACGCAAGGCTACGCCGAGGCGAGCAAGCAGCTCTGATGCCCGAGAACGAGAACAACTGGGACACGCCGACCAACCGCGCCAGCGGGCTTGCGCAAGGCTCGGCCATGGACGCGGACGGCGATAGGGACTGGCTGCAGATCGCGCGCCAGTCCCACACGGCCTCGACGGACTTCATGAACGGCGACCTGCGCATCGAGTGGGAAAATTCCCTGCGGATGTTCAACAACCAGCATCCGGCGGGCTCGAAATATTCCTCCGAAGCCTACAAGCATCGCTCGAAGATATTCCGGCCCAAGACGCGCTCGGCCGTGAGGAGGGACGAGGCGGCAGCGGCAGCGGCGTTCTTCTCGACGGCGGACCTGGTGAACATCACGGCCGAGAACGAGAACGACCCGGCACAGATGGCCAATGCGCTGATCGTCGGCGAGCTTTTGCAATACCGGCTGTCGCGCACCATCCCCTGGTTCCAGACCGTGATCGGTGCGCGCCAGGACACCGACGTGATGGGACTCTGCGTCTCGAAGCAGTATTGGGCCTATGAGGAGAAGGTCGTCGGCGAGACCTACGAGCCCGAGATCGACCCCATGACGGGCCAGCCCATGCTCGACGAGTATGGCCAGCCGCGCCTGATCTCGGTGCCGCTCACGGAGACCGTGCGCGACGAGCCTTGCTGCGAGCTGCGCGAGCCCGAGAACATTCGCATGCACCCCGGCGCCGACTGGATCGACCCGGTGAACACCTCGCCCTACCTGATCGACATGGTGCCGATGTTTGTGACGGACGTGAAGACGCAGATGTCCCGTCCCGCATCGAAGACGGGGCAACCGCCGTGGCGAGAGCTGACCGACGCGGCGATCTGGAGCGCGGTGACGGACGAATACAACTCGGCAAGGCAAGCCAGAGAAGGCAGCCGCCGCGATTCCAAGGAGACCGCCAGCGGCAACCGCGACCACGAGATGACCTGGGTTCATCACAACTTCGTCCGTATCGACGGGGAGGACTGGTATTACCTGACCCTTGGCACGCACCATTTGCTGACCGAGCCGGTGCCGGCGGAGGAAGCATTCCCCTATGCGCCGCGGCCTTATGTCATCGGCTACGGCACCATCGAGGCGCACAAGGCCTATCCCTCGGGCAAGGTGCATCTGACCGAACAGCTCCAGCGCGAGGTCAACGACGTGACCAACCAGCGCATGGACAATGTGAAGCTGGCGATGAACGGCAAGAACATCGTCAAACGTGGGGCCAGGGTGGATTTGAAGGCGCTCAGGCGCTCGGTGCCGAGCCAGACCATCCTTGCCGACAACCCGGAGACGGATATCGTCTTCGACCGCCCGCCGGACGTGACGGGATCGAGCTATCAGGAGCAGGACCGGCTGAGCATCGAGTTCGACGAGCTCGCGGGCAACTTCTCGCAATCGAGCGTGGCGACGAGCCGCAATCTCAACGAGACCGTCGGCGGCATGAATTTGCTGGCGAACTCGGCCAATACCATCGGCGACTACGATCTGCGGGTCTTCACCGAGACCTGGGTGACGCCGGTGCTGAGACAGATCGTCAAGATGGAGCAGATGTACGAGACCGACACCACCATCCTGGCCCTGGCGGCGGAGCGGGGGCAGGTGTTTCAGCGCTTCGGCATCGACCGGATCAACGACCAGCTGCTGATGCAGGAAGTCACGGTGTCGGTCAATGTCGGCATCGGCGCCACCGACCCGACGGGCCGGGTCAATCGCTTCATGACCGGGCTCGGCGCCATCTCCCAGGTGCTGGGCGCCGAGACCGCGCGCACGCTCAAGCGTGAGGAGGTTGTCGCGGAGGTCTTCGGGGCGCTGGGCTATCAGGACGGCTCGCGCTTCTTCGAGTTCGGCGAAAACCCGGAAGTCGAGCGCCTGATGCAGGTCATCCAGGAACTGCAACAGCAGCTCGAGGGCAAGCAGATGGAGTTGCAGGCCAAGGCGCAGATCGAGCAGCAGAAGGGCCAGGCGAAGAAAGAGGACCGCCGCATGGCATCCGCGGCCTCTCTTGCCGAGGAAGTGCTGCGCCAGGACGGCGTGGTGAACCTGGAGCGGATTCGCCAGGCCGGCGAGGGCGGGCGCATGATTATGCAGGCCCTCGACCGCCAGAGGGAACAGCGCTTCGGCGCCGGCCAGGCCATGAGCATGGAACACTTCAAGGCGAACAATGCCCAACGACAGCAGCAACGCCCAAACTGACGACCCGCGCTTCGCGGCCATTCGCCTCGGCGACCAGGTGCGGCGGGAATTGCGGGGCTCGGAAGCCCTGAACCTGATCCTGGAACGCCTTGACGAGCGCTCCCGATACGCCAAGGACGACCTGCTCGACTGCGATCCGACCGATGCGCGGATGGTCGCGGCATTGCAGGAGCGCGCCAAGATATCGGGCGAGATCAACAAGTGGCTGCAGGACGCCATGCAGGCGTCCGAGGAAGCGATAGCCGACATCCAGGCGGAGTCGTTCGAGGACTGACTGCCCACCACAGAGCACGACCGGAGCCCGCCATTTCGGCGGGTTTTTTGTTGCCAGGAGCACGAAAAGACATGGCTGACGAGAACACCACAGCGACCGAAACGGAAGCAGAGGCGACGACGGAGCAAGCCACGCCGCTCGAAGGCGCGGAGACGCCAGAAGCTCCGCCCGCACCCCAAGGCACGCCGCCGCAGCGCGAGGCGATGGGCGACATCGTGGCCCGGCGCCGTCACCTGGACGCGGCGGAGCGCGCGGAAGCGGCCGGCGAGGAGCCGCCCGAGGAGACCCAGGCCGAGGAAGACGCGCCCGCCGAGGAAGCGGAGAAGGCGCCCGACCCGAGCGTGGTCACGCTCATGGTCAACGGCGAAGCGCAGACCATCCCGGCCGACGCCCTGCTGCCCGTGACGATCGACGGCGAGACCGTCTTGAAGCCGGCGCACGAGGTCATCGGCGGCTATCAGCAGGCGTCCGCCGCGCAGGCACGCTTCCAGGAAGCCGACCGGCTCGCCACGAATGCCCGCGCCACGATGGCGCGCACCGAACAATTGACCGCCCAGCTCGGCGCCGACCCGGCGACGGCTGACAAGGCGGACACCGAGACACCGGAGACCCTGGACGACGCCAAGCTCGGTGAGCTTGCCGAGCGTATCCAGATGGGGTCGCCGGAGGAGGCGAGAGATGCGTTGAAAACCGTTCTCTCGGCTGGCAGCGGCAACGCTCCCGCCAGCGTCGATCCTGATGCCATCGCCCGGCAAGCGGCTGCACGAGCGCAAGTCGCAACCAAAGTGGCGCTGGATCAGGAGCAAGCTCTAGCCGTCTTCAACGACGAGTATCCCGAGATCGTGGCGGATCAAGCTCTGTACGGTATCGCCAGCTCGCACGCGGATAGGGTTCGCCTCGAGGAACTGGCCGGCATCGGTTACGACCCGGCCCAGCTTGCCCGCGCCACAGTGCCGCAGATTCGCCAAGCCTATACCGGCGAAGTGCTGCGCCAGCGCGTGCCCTCGAATGCGGACCTGATGCGTAAGGCAGGCGACCGGACCAGGAAATCGATCCGCACCGCGGCAGACGGACCCGCCAGCAAAGACCCCAAGAGCGAAGACTCGTCGCTTGCCGACCGCAAGGCGCGCAAGCAATCGCTCAACCCGCCTGCTCCACGCGCAGCGGCCCGCTCCGACATGGGAGGGGCGCCGCCGCAACCGAAGTCACGCAGTGACGTGGTGAAGGAGGCACAACGCGCACGAGGGCAGGTGACAGCATAGAAAGGGTCTGACGACTCATGGCTGGCACGCAACTCTGGAGCACCAACACTGTTGGCGGCTTCATGTATTCCGACGAACTGTCGGATTACCTGCGAACGCAGGTGCAGCCGCTTTCGAAGTTCAGGCAACTCTGTGATGCGCAGGACGCCACCGACAAAGGCTTAGGTCGGGGCGATTTGCATCATTGGGACGTATACTCGGACGTGGCCACGCAGGGTGGAACGCTCGTCGAAACCTCGACGATGCCGGAAACCAATTTCACGATTCACTAACCGGGAGGTCGTGATAAAATCTCGCTAAATGCTGGAACACCCTTAGAGCCCTCAGAGCCGAAGGGGCCGCGATGCGGCGCAGTGCGATAGACTGAGGGATTGGGCAATCAGCAGGAAAGGAACGAACTTGGACTTTGATAGAAGTCGCGGGTACTTCTATGGCGCGCTGCTCGGCGACGGGCACATCAACTACACGCGCCGTAGCTTGCTCAATGCCAGTGATCCCAAGAGCCGGCGTGGCCCCATGTTGATGCTCAAGGTCTGTGACCTTGATTTCATCGAGGCATGGCGTGACGCCATCAAGGACATCACGGGCTTTGAGTACAAGATCAGCAAACACAATCCGGGGCAGAACAGCGGCTCGCATCGGCAGCAGTACAAGCTGCGGGTGGCTAATCGGGAATTGGTCGATGAGGCCGAGACCCTGACGAAGCACAAGAGCCAGTTCCCGCCGCAGATTGCGAAAGCCAAACGAGATGTTCAAATCGCATTTGTCCAAGGGCTCATGGATAGCGAGGGGTGGATCAATTTCTACCTCTCCGGTGGGCTCGGGCAAAACGATATGACGCTCGGCTTCGGCTGCGCTGACCCGTGGTTTGATGACTTCTATCAGTTTGTGCAGAAGCTTGGTGTGCGGACCTCGCGCATCTACAGGCGGAAGCCGACCCGTAAAAAGAATGGCGAACCAGGGAAGCCGTTTCGCCTATTCAAGATGGAAATTCCAAGTTACCTGAACGCCGGTCTGAGCTTCACCATAAGGCGCAAAGCCGACCGACTGGCATTCTGTTCCCGCATCCTCAACGACTACACGCGAGACTACCCGAGGTACGAGGATTATTACCGGGTAGATGATATAGTCTAGTCCGTCTGGAAACAGGCGGTATCAACGCACCCAAGGTACTCTCACGGTTGTCGAGTACGGCAATAGTGTGCCCTACACTGGCGTTTTGGACGATCTGTCCAGGCATCCGGTGCAGGCGGTGATCCGCAAGGCGCTGAAGAACGACGCACGCAAGTCGTTCGACATCGCCGCTTTCAACCAGTTCGACAATGCCCCGCTGCGCGTCGTGCCTACTTCCGGCACGGACACGGCTGCGGTCGATCTCACGACCGATGGCACGGCCACGGGCACGAACAACCTCGCGATGGGCAAGGAGCACGTCAAGACCATCGCCGACACCATGAAGGAACGCAACATTCCGCCGTTCCTGTACGACGACTACTACGCCATCGGTCATCCGACCACCTTCCGGGACTTCAAGAACGACCTCGAGTCGATTCACCAGAACACCTCGGAAGGCTTCGGGATCATTCTGAACGGTGAGTTCGGGCGCTACGAAGGCATCCGCTTCATCGAGCAGACTTTCGTCCCGAAGGGTGGTGCGGCCGACTCGACCACGTTCAGCCCGGACACCGGCACCGCCGACGCCTGGGACAACGCCAAGTCGAGCTGGGCCTTCTTCTTCGGCGAGGATACCGCTGCCGAGGCGATTGTTATCCCCGAGGAGATCCGCGGCAAGATCCCGAGCGACTACGGTCGTTCCAAGGGTGTGGCGTGGTTCTATGTCGGCGGATTCGGGATCGTCCACGGTACGGGCCTCGATGTCACCAACGCCCGCATCGTCAAGTGGGACTCCGCGTCCTAAGCGGCAGATAGAGGAGATAAAGACATGGCTGGCCGTTATGACCATCCGAACCACCTCGTCCGTCGCGAGCAGTGCATGGGCGGGGTGACAGCGGGCACGAGCGACGCGCGCGTTGCCCTTTTCTCGCCGTTCCAGAAGATGAGGCTGATGTCGGTCCAGGGGGTCATCGAGACCGCCGGTACCGCCGCCAACACCTACGTCATCCAGAACGGCACCACTTCGATCGGCACCCTGGCCGTCGGCACTGATACTGCCGGCGCCATCGTCGCGTCGGGCTCGCTCGGCACGACGATCGCCAAGGGGGCTCGCGTCAACCTCAAGACGGCGACGACCGATGCCACTGGTGTTGCCATCATCACCTACGAGTGGGAAGTGCTGCCTGACGCAGTGCTGACCTGATGGTGAACGGGAGCGGGGTTTAGGCCCCGCTCCCAACATCGGGAGATGACGATGAAGTTCCAAAACGACCATGGCGAGAGCGCCATGCTGGGCGAGCCCGTGCCGCCGCCGGAAATCACGGCGGCGGACAAGGACCGGGGCTTCACGCACCCGGACCAGGGCATCCCCGGCGAGGGCGACTATTCCGGTCGCCGCCACGGCTACAACGAAAACCGTGGCTTCTACGACCGTTTCGAGCACGGCGGCTTCCTGCCCCGTGACGGCGATTCCACTGAGAGGTGAGTGACATGAAAGAGTCTGTGAAGGGGGGCTTCTACTTCGACGAAGCGTTCCCCCGCGACAACTCCGCGGCTGTTGGTCCCAATGAGGGCGGCAGCGGACGCGGCAGCGTCAAGCCGAAGACTGGCGAGGCCTATGGCAGCCGGTCCAAGCACAAGGTCGGCATGGACGAGATGGGCGAAGGTTCGTCCAACCACGCCTAAGACCGCATTCGACTGAGCGAGCCCCGGTCTTCGGGCCGGGGCTTTCGCTTGTCCAAAAGGAGCACCGGACATGAAGACCCTCGACAAGACGAAACCGTTCATCCAGGTCTGCCCGCCGACCGACGGCGCGCACTTCCGCCAGGACCATGTGGACTTTGGCGGCCAAGGGAGACCCCTGGCCAAGGCCGAGGCGGTCGCCGTGGAGGCGCCCAAACCCGAAAAGACGGCCGAGCCCGAGATCGCGCCCGGCGCGCCGGCGAACTGGCGCAAGATCAACTTCTTCTCCCTGCAGGCGCTGGTCCTCAAGCTGACCGGCGAGAAGCCTGCCAAGAAGGCCGAGGCCGTCGTCATGATGGAAGCCTGGCTGGAAGACGGCGGCTACGCTGAATGACGTGGCGCCCTGACGGCCCGCAAGGCAACGAGGCGAGCAAGATCAAGCATCTGATCGTGCCCTATACCCGTGGCAAGGGTCTCGACCTCGGCTGCGGCCCATGGAAGGCGTGGCCGCATTTCATCTCCGTCGATGACGGGGACGAATGGGGCGGCTTCCAATGGACGCCCGATGTCTGGGGCGATGCCACGGACCTCTCGATGTTCGCCGACAACGCGCTGGACTTCGTGTTCTCCTCGCATCTGCTGGAGCACATCGAGGACCACGAGGCGGCTCTCGCCGAGTGGTGGCGGGTCATCAAGCCGGGTGGGCATCTCGTGCTCTACCTGCCGCACAGGGACTTGTATCCGAATATCGGCGAGGACGGCGCCAACCCGGACCACCGCCACGATTTCGACAACCAGGACATCCTCGAGGCCATGGGCGCGCTCGACGGCTGGGACTGCATCGAGGACGAGAAGCGCGACCGGGACGACGAGACATCCGATATCCACGAATATTCCTTCCTCCAGGTCTATCGCAAGCGAACGGACGGGGAGCAGTGCTACATCCCCTGGCGCAAGCCGGATAAGTCCTGCCTCGTCATCCGCTACGGCGCCTTCGGCGACCAGATCATGACCGCTGCCGTGCTGCCGGGCCTGAAAGAGCAGGGCTATCACATCACCTACAACACCACCGCGCGCGGCCACGAGGTGCAGCGCGAGAACCCCTACATCGACGCCTTTCTGTTGCAGGACAGGGACCAAGTGCCGAACGAGGAGCTGTGCGCCTACTGGTCGGCCCTCGAACAGCGCTTCGGCCATATCGTCAACCTCTGCGAATCCGTCGAGGGCTCCCTGATAGCCCTGCCGGGGCGGATACAGCACGCCTGGTCCGACAGCGCGCGGCAGAAGATCCTCGGCAGCGTGAATTATGTCGAGAACACGGCGAATATCGCTGGCGTCGCCTATCGCCCGGAGGAAGCGCGCTTCTACCCGACCGAGGAAGAATTGGTATGGGCGCAGGAAACCGGGATAGCCCTCGGCGGGCGGCCCCTGATCCTGTGGGCCGTTGGAGGCTCTGCCATCCACAAGAAATACCCCTGGGCGCATATCGCCATGACGCAGCTCGTCATGCAGACCGGTGCGCGCATCATCTGCGTCGGCGCGCCTGAGGACCAGCTCATCGAGGTCGGTGTCGCCTGGGCCTACCTGCAGGCGAACGGGATGGAAGCCGAGGAGCTTCAGGCGATCGAGGACGAGCACGGCGACAAAGCCCTGCAGGTCATGGCCGGGAAGATGAAGGATATCGCCGGTTACGACCCGATCGTCTTCCGCTGCGGCGCCTGGTCGATCCGCCAGACCATGGCGATCAGCCATATCGCGGACTGCGTGGTCGGGCCGGAGACGGGCGTCTTGAACGCGGTTGCCATGCGTGACGTGCCCAAGGTGGTCATGCTGTCCCATTCGAGCCACGAGAACCTGACGCGGGACTGGATCAACACGACGGTGCTTGTCCCCGAGGTCGATTGCTATCCCTGCCACCGGCTGCACTACAGCTTCGTACACTGCCACGAATCCGAGGATGCGCCAGGCGCCGCCATTTGCGCCGCGTCGATCGACCCGCGTATCGTCTTCGAAGCGGTCGCGCAGCACCTGTCCCAGAGCCTGAGCGGAGCCGCCTGATGGCCCAGTCCTATTCCAACCTCACCGCCAGCAAAGCGACGCTGGGCTCGATCAAGGCGTGGGTGAACTACGCCGAGATCGACGCCGACGAGGTGCTGTTGGAAGCGGAACAGTGGATCTACAAGCGCCTGCGCATCGAGGACATGATCGCGATCACGACCGGAACCATGGCCATCGGCACGGACACCGTGTCGAAGCCGACGCGCTGGCGGGGCACGATGTCCTTCACCATCACCGGTACCGACAAGGCAAGTCTCAAGCGCAAGGAGGCGGGCGAAGTCGAGAACGCTTTCCAGTACGACGGCACCAGCGTTCGCGTGAACGAGAAGCCGACGCGGTACTACGGCCTCGCCTCATCCTTCCAGCTCGATAGCCCACCGGACAAGGCCTACCCCTACCGCATCGTGCATTACGCCGCACTCGCCCCCCTCACATCCTCGAACGAGACCAACGCGCTAACGGATGCGCACCCGCGGCTGTTGAGGGCGGCCTGCCTGATGCAGGCCAACGAGATCCTGAAGAACCCGGAGGAGCGCGCCTATTGGCACGCAATCGCGCAAGACGCGGTGCGCGAGGCGAACATCGAAGACGACCTGAACCTGATGGGCGCCGAGCTGGAAGCGGTCCTGGAGTAAGCCATGACAAGCACCTTTACAGATTCACTCCAGCTCGAAGAGATCGGCACGGGCGACGACGAGAACACCTGGGGGGTGAACCTCAACCGCGCGCTCCAGGACGCCGACGACGCCATTGCCGGCACGCTGTCTCTGAGTGTCGCGGGCGGTGTGGATGTCACGCTCACCGACCCCGACCAGATGCGCTACGCGGTGCAGAACTACACCGGGACGCTGACGGCGAACATCAACGTCATCGTGCCCGCGAGGTCGAAGCTCACCCTGGTCTACAACAACACGGCCGGCGCCTATACGCTGACGGTCAAGACCAGCGCGGGAACCGGCATTGCGGTGCCGCAAGGAGAGCGCCGCTGGCTGTGGTGCGACGCCACCAATGTCGAGAACGCCACGACCTCGATCGGCGCGACGGAGGTCGCGGACTCGGACTTCACCATCCAGGACAATTCCGACGCGACCAAGCAGGCGAAGTTCGAAGCCTCCGGCATCACCACGGGCACGACACGGACTTTCACCTTCCCCGATGCCTCGACAACGATCGTCGGTCACGATGCGACACAGACGCTGACGAATAAGACTCTGACCGCGCCGATCATCTCGTCGATCTCGAACACCGGAACGCTGACGTTACCGACCAGTACTGACACGCTGGTGGGCAGAGCGACGACGGACACGCTGACGAATAAGTCGCTCGCGCTTGGCTCGAACACGCTGACCGGCACGCTTGCCCAGTTCAACACGGCGGTGACGGATGCCACCCTGGCTTCCCTCACCGGCTCGGAGACGCTGACGAACAAATCTCTCACCGCGCCGACCATTACCGGCTCCTGGACCGCGACGGGCGCGACCTGCGCCGATCTCGGCACCGTCACCACGATGGACCTCAACGGTGGCACCATAGATGGTGCGGTCATCGGTGGGGCGTCGGCGGCTGCGGGCACTTTCGCCAGCCTCACCGGCACCGGCTTGCTGACCGTATCCAATTCGCTGAGCGTTACCGCGCAGATTACGCAAACGTCGGCCCCGAACAACGCCCTTCGCATCACGCCGACGCACGCCAGCTTCACCGGCAATGTCCTCCAGCCCTTCGTGACCAGAGCGGCATCGAGCACCTTCGATCTGATAGAGGCTGTGACAAATGCTGGCTCACAAGTGCCTTTCCGCGTCCGTGGCGACGGTAAGGCCACGTTCGGTGTTTCCGCTACCATTACCCTCGACCCGACCGCCGCCGCAGAGGTCGTCGCCCCGACCATCAATGCCAGCACCGCGCTGCAAGAGGGGGGAACGGCCCTCTCCTCGCTTTACCAGTCCGATGTCATCACCACCCGCGGCGACGTTATCCGGGGTAGTTCCGGCGGTGCGGCGGAGCGTCTTGCATTAGGCGCGTCCGGGGAAGCGCTCAAGTCGGACGGCACGGATCTGGTGTGGGGCTCGGTCGTTTCCCTCACCGGCTCGGAGACGCTGACGAACAAATCTCTCACCGCGCCGACCATTACCGGCTCCTGGACCGCGACGGGCGCGACCTGCGCCGATCTCGGCACCGTCACCACGATGGACCTCAACGG